TAGTACAATAAACAACTCCGGAGTATACCTGTTTTAGTGATTTATTGAACCCCGATCACAACATAAGCGCTCTTTATGGTCGAGGGCATTTTGTGCCTCGTGTTATACAAATGTAGCAGTAACGATGCTAATCATCTGATATTTATTGTTTTTAGATAGCCTGTGTAATGGTCTGGGGCATAGGTGGGGCAAATTGCGAAAGAGACTGGTTCAGAATGGACACCTGCTCGGCACTTTTCTCCGACATCCACTTGCCGTAAACCTTATAAACCATCTGGGCATCAGTGTGACCCATCTGCGTAGCTATGAAGTTTGGGTTGGCACCGGCGGACAATGACCAGCAAGCGTAAGTATGTCTTGACTGGTATGCGTTCCGGTAACGTATGCCTGCGCGTTTTATAATTGGCGCCCAGATTTTGTTAATAGAATTTACCGCGTAGTGATAACCTCTCCGCGGACCCCGTTTGATGCATTGTGGGCTGAAAACGAATGTGCATGGATGCATAACTGCCTGGCCATACTCCCGCAACTTCACCTCTATTTCGTACTGCCTGCCAAGTCGAGTCAGATGAGCCTGGCTCTTTAATGCGTCGATAGCTGGCTGAATAAGATAAATAACCCTGTCGGTACCAGCATCAGTCTTTGGCAGGGTGAACTCATCCGTTTGGGTCAGATTGCGTTTCACCGTGATAGTGCCCGCCTGCAGATCGATATCCTCCCATGCCAGTCCGCACAATTCCCCGTGCCTCATGCCGGTATATACCGCCAGTGACCAGAGGTTTTGCATCTGCTGGTGGCCACACGCCCGTATAAACCGGATGAACTCGTCTGTAGACAGTGGGTCTGGTTCTCCCTTTGCCCTCTTGAGGCGGTTAATTCCGCTAAACGGGTTTTCTTTTGTGTAGCCGTTGTCGGCACCGAACTGGAAGATTTCGGCCATGAGCATCATGTAATTATTCACCGTGGATGACTTTCTTCCTTTTACCTGATGGCGGTGGTCCTTCTTCATCACATGAAAACCGGTCAACAACTCCTTTCTTACATACAGCAAATCTTCAGTAGTGACAGACGAAACGAGATTGTTCTCGCCGATACGCGGCATCATGTTTTTCACGATGGACTCATACCTGCTCATCGTGTTTGAGCTGATCTCCATTCGCTTTAGTTCTGACCACTTTTTCACCAATTCGAAAACAGTGATCTCCTTACTCTCAACCCCAAATTTCTTCAGGTTTGCCGAATCCGGAAACTGGGCCGCATAGTTGAAGCTTCCGGTCTTTATTGAAAAGCACACTGACGCGCGCAGCTCGCCAGCGACTTTTCTATTTTTTGGTGTGTCCGGCACGCCGAGGCTTTCACGCACTCGGCTGCCTTTATAGATGAACCATATGCGGAGTGTACCGCCGTGGTTCTCCACGCCTGTTGGGTATGCTGACTTAGCCATTATTCCCTCCTGACGTCCAAGAGCCCGCTAAGCATAAACGGATCCTCATTGGCGCGCACCTGGCTGTTTCTTTTTGAGGCTTTCAACCCACTGGTCGATCGCTTTGTGATTATACAAGCACTCGCTGTTTTCCTTTGGGATGCTGTCCGGGGACATGTGGACGTACTCTCTTCCGCATAGCCAGCTTTTTTTACGGGCCCGCGCTATCGTTCCCGGGCGGAGCCCTGTCATCTTCACAAGCAGGTCTTCTGTCACCCAATCGCTGGGCACGATTTGAATAATTTCGCTCATGGTCGCTCCTATGACATCGATTTATAAAACTGCGGGCCGTCTGGCGTGGCCGCGCGTAATTCGTTTTCTGGATGCACTGAATAATTCCCGTCATCCCAACGCACCCAGGCTTTCGGGTGATCGCTTTCCGGCTCCAGCTGGCTATCCACCACGCCATGGATACCACCGGTCTTCTTCTGGACTAATGCGCCCACATTAAAAGCAGCCATTGCACACCTTCCGGTTCGTGAAGAAATGAGATGAGAGCGCCCAGCGCCATAAGTGCGGCGATGAGCTAGGTCATTGGGTTTGAATGCATGGTGAACTCCCAAAAAGAAGCCCGGCACAGGGTCCGGGCAAAAGGGATAGCGGAGCAGTGCTTTCGCACCCAATAGCCAGCTCATAACTGGCTATCAGTTGCGTCAGCCGTCTTCATCTTCGTCCCAGTCCTCGTCGTAATATGGCGAGGCGAGAAGCGGGTTGGTTGCTGAGAGAATCTCTCCGGCGGCGCCCTGGCGCTGAAGTCGACGAAGCGCTTCGTATAGCTCGAAAGCCTCGGTTCGCTCGTCACCTATATCGAGGGCGCATGCAACCTTGTGCGCCTCGGTGACCAGAGTTGATAGCTGGTTTCGGATGTCCTGAATGGTGCTCATAGTTCTCCTCATGCCGCGCGCTGGGCGCGCAGCTTCTTCAGGTGTTCTGCTGTTTCGATTTCTTCGGCGATCCGATCGGCCTGTGCTTTGGTCAGCGGCTCGAATTCGTGCTGAAAGCGGCCCATGCTGGCGATGCAGGTGCGACCGTTGCGGATGTAGTGGATTACTTCGTGGGTAGCTCGGAGGATTTTGCAGGGCGCCCCGTGGAGGTCGGCGTACCAGGTATTAGGCTGGATTATCCTGAACATTGGCTGACTCCTTCATCATGAGGAATACAATCATCGCCGCGCGCAGTGGGTTAACATTATCCTGATGATGGTCTGGGTCATTATCCCAACACCAACAACCATTCGTCATAACGCCACCAACATGTGCACACCATGATTTTTCAATTTCAGCCCAATTAAGGCTAATTTTGTTTTCCACGATAATCGGCCATGCGTCTGAGGGTTTTTTGCACGGTTCGAAAAATGAATATTGATGCCGACCATGACGTCTAAAAATCACTGAATGAGTTTCGCAAAAATCTTCATCGAGGAAGCCGCCCACCGCCTTAGCTACGCGCTTGCTAACTTCATAGTCACTCAACTCGCTGTAATCCATCACATCCCCCTTTGCTTATTCCGCAATTCGATTACGCCCTGGCACTCTGCGCACATCTGGCAGCCGGGAACGGCAGCGCGCCGCGGCTCGGGAATTGGTTCGTCGCATTCCGCGCAATGCTCTGCTGATACGGCGTTACGGTTCAGCCGGTGAGCGGAAAGGGCAGCGTTACGCTGAAGCTCTTCAATCTCTGCTGCTGTGTCTATGATATCGGCCATGGTGAATGCTCCCGGAACTGTCGGTTAATTCGGTTAAATGTGAACGCCAACATTAAAAAGGGAGCCTTAAGCTCCCGGGTGATGAACGATTTCATGCGGCTCGCTCCGCCATTATTTCGGTCTTCTGCTCGTCGTTGAGCATGTGGTCAGAGACGATCGCCACGCGATTGCTGGCGCTCCACGATACTGGAGCACTTTCTTTTAGTGCCTTATTCAGCGCCTCGGCGGCATCACGCACAGCTTGCGGCAAGCAGTAATAGTCATCACCATCAGGCATTATCTCTTCGCAGTGCTGTTCCAGGTCGAACTCCTGAGGGTAATTGGGTTCGCAAATCATTAACTGCAACTCGCTCGGCAGTAGGGAATGCTCACAGCAATAATCAGCCAGCGATTCAGCGTCGAAAAAGTACTGGTCATCATCAAAGATAACGAGCGGCTCTCCCGCCCATACCACGCGCTCAAAGGTGGCGAACTTAGCCTGGCGGCTTTCGCGGTGGCATACTTCGCAATAGCCATTAGTGCTATGAATGGGGTGCTCGTCAGGTTTGTTTTTGCACTTGCGATGAGTGGCACCGCACCAACGTGCCTGGTGCTCGTCACCGCCCCAGAAACGACCTTGGCGGTCTACCCAACCAGTTACAGTCTGGATGCTGGCCGCTTCATCGCTGTCCATCATCACGATTTTTTCATTTTTCATTATGCTGTTCCTTTCACTGCGAGGAAGGTAGTCATCGCCTTATCGACCAACTTAGTGTTGTGGTATTTGGAGATCGCCCAGGTGATGGCGAAGAGGATCCAGCGGAAGTGGCTGGTGTAGGTCTTGAACGTCAAACCGTCGCAGACATCCCACGCACTCCAATTTTCGGGCCAGTCAGCGTTATAAACTGCCTGATATGCCTCCCAGTCATTGCTAAATCCACCACGGCATAATTCACGGACTATCTCACGAACCTTGGCTTTATCACTGTCTGGAGTATCGTCTTCATCATCCCAGTCTTCGTCTTCCTGCTGGTCTTCTGGTGTATCTTCCAGATACTCGCTCATTGATTCCTTTAGGCTCCGGCAAAAAGCATCATGATCGTACTCTTTCGCCAATAGCTCACATGCTGAATAGCCAGCGCCAGCCTCCAGCTTTTCGGACCAGTAACCGGTGTTAATCCCGTCTTGCCAAGGACCGAAAAATTCGAACATGTCCGCGATGCGAGAAAATGTCCAAGTGCCCATGTCGCCGGCAACAGTCAGATATCCCGGCCAGGTGATAATGTCGAAGTAATAACAGGACGTGCCGGGTTGCTTCATGCGCAGGTGGCGGTAAAGACCGTCATCACGGATTATTTCAAGTCGGTGAAAGGCGGTATCAAGCAGAAATCGGGTTGATGTATCGAATTGTCGGCGAATCATTGTTCGGCTCCAAACCGCCCGTTAAGGCGGCCAGTTTTGACGACGAACTCCAGGAGGCTAACTCCCAGAGCTTCAATTTTCTTGTGATGCTTGTTGATGATTGGAGGCACCGTTTCGTTCCAGTTTGGCTTTGGCTTCTTGCGCATGGCCTGCTGGATTTCTTCGGTGCAGCGTCGGCATGCGGCGCGGATAGCATTTTCATTTGCTGGCGTCATGCGGCCTCCCGGCTGGCGAGAAGTTTCGCCCCGAAAGCCATCAGCTCGTCCCGGTCCACAGTTGCGAAGTGGCAGTGTGTGCGCGGGTACGGTCGCCAGATGATGAGCATCGAGCCTTTGTTGTTGCCGATTACCGGCTTACCGGTGACCGGGTTGATAAATGCCAGCCGCCCGGCGGTGATGAAGCGAACCTCGCTGGCGGTCTGGATAGCTTCCTTAAACCAGCCAACCGAAGTGTCTGCCGGTACCAGCATGACCGTGCCGAGCTGGTTGGCGCTCTCGACTGCTGCCTTCTTAACAAACGGTGTGATGTCGCTGTATGGCGGGTTCAGCCAGACGTAGCCTGGAATGCTCAGGTAATCATCCCAGGGCGTTTCCAGCGTGTTCTGCTCGGCGGTGATGAACTTCCGGCACAGCGCGTTATGAGGAGCCGCGGCGGCATCCAGCTGGAAGCAGAACTCAGCATCAAGGGAAGCGAACAGCGCTGGTGGAGTGCGCCATAGGTCGCGCTGATCCGCTGGCGTGTTGCTGCCGGTGTAATCGGTCATACATCCTCCCGCTCCGGATCGTTAACATCCCAGCCATTACGCTCAATATTGGTTTGCAGCCGCTTATCTCCGACCTCTTCAATGCTGCGGCCGGTAATCTCT